TTGGCCACGGCGGCTTTCAAGATGTCTACGTTTGCCTGTGGCTCGCCCGGCCTGTACTTACCCAGGCGCAAGGGCATGCCGAAGACCTCGGCAAAAGCCATCCAGTCTTTTACCCCGAAGCTCTTGAACATCCAGGACCAGGCCACGACACGGGCCAGGCCACCCCGGATCGGGATGCCGCTCTTAAGCTGGGGCACGTGCCGGATGAATTTGTACGGCTCCAGGGGTATGCCGTTCATCATGTCCGCTTCATCACGCAGCCGGATTTTCGTTCGCGATTCCATGTCAAACTGGAAAAAGCGCGGGTCGCGCCACTCATAACGGGCTGGTCTCCATGGCGTGGCCGACCTGTCCCAAATGATTTCCACCACGGAGAAGCCCTTGCCCAGAGCATCAAGGCAATGTTCCATCATGCTTTTTGTGCTGCGCTTGAACAGCGCGCGGACCTCATCCGCCAGCTTTACGTCATTGGGGTCATCCGTAGCCGCCTCGATTACCACGGGCAGGCCGGACACCGCTCGCTTTCTGGTGCCGAGTACGGATGCATAGTGCCCGTCCCGCTCCTCCATCTCCTCGGCCAGGGTCAAGTAGGCATTATGGTCGCCCTCGGCAGCGTCTCGGAGCAGACAAGCCAGCCCGCCAGGCGTCAGCCCGGAAGCGATGTGTCCGAAGTTCCAAAGCGAACGGACCCCGGTCAAACCAGGGGCCGCGATTTCCTTGTCCAGCATGTTCTTGCGAACCGGCTTACCGTACTGATCCAGGATCATAACAGTCTCCCCCTCGTTCTCATTGTGTTCTCGCGCCGCACGGGATGGTAGGCGTATTCAACCGGTCCGCCGTCGAGCTTGACGGCATGCACAAGCATCGCCCCGGCAATGGCCGCGTCGCCGTGACGCTTGCCGCCCTTGTCCTGGGTCCTCACGTCGGGAACGCGGGCCACGCCGCGTACGATCTTGAGCGCCCTGTAATCGTCCAGGATCAGGCTGTCCTTGGGCATGTTCCAGGTGCGATCTTCAAACTGGGCTTTGAGCTTGGGCATGTTTTCCCGGTACCACGTCTCGGACAGCATCACTTCCTCGACACGGCTCGCGCCATAGGCCTGGCGCGTTTCTTCGGCCAGGGCCTGGCCATTGCCACGCGCGTCCATTGCCGCCCGGCTGAAGCGGGGCAGGCGATCCAGGATGTAAAAGAGGATCTGGCGCTGGGTTCGAAATGGGCAGTTGCGCAGCTCCAGCACGAACAATGTCTTGAGGTCCAGGTTTGCGGCTTCCTGAGCGGGATGCAGTACCGACAAGTCTCCGGAGCGCCCAAAGTCCTGGCCAAGATAGCTGCGCAGGCTTGGATCGGCGGCAACCAGGTGCGGATCCAGGTGCTCTTCGCACCAGTCCCGCGTCTCGCGCATGGCGCGGTCCAGGGGCCAGTCCACAAAGTCTTTGGCTGGGGGCTCCCACCTGATAACGGGGATGGCTGGGTCCATCACGGACTCGATCATGTTCCTGGTCAGATACGCGCCGGTGCCGCTGGCCGGGATGCAGAAAAGTTCCTCGTCCGCCCCGTCGCCATAATCGGCGATCAGCGCGTCCCGCCACTGGTCCTCCAGCTCCGGCGTCCACTCTTTCCCCGTGACTTGGCAGATGCGGCGGTACAAGCCATCGCCCAGGGCCTCGTCCAGCGTGGTCCGGTGCAGGCTGTAGGCCTTCTTCCCGGCCCGGATATCCTGGATGAGCTCGTTGAATGGGTTGTCGTCGCCGTTGTGAGTGGAGATGATGCGCACGCTGCCTCCCCACATCAAAAGCGCGTTCGCGGCTTTGAGCAGTTCGGGCAGATCGTCGACAAACGCGGCCTCGTCTATGATGACCCGTCCCTGTTTCGAGCGCAGCGACCTCGCCTCAGAAGGCAGGCCCCAGATGTCGAAGCCGGAGGCGAAGCGGATCCGATAGACGGTGATGTCCTTGTCCTCATCTTTGAGCACCACCTCTTCCATTTCACCTGCCGCCTGGTTCAAGGTCTTGGCCCAAAAGGCGCAGTCCTTGATGAACTGCTGGGTCATCTCCTTGTTGTAGGAAAGGTAATAGGTGGACTGCCCGCCGTCCTCACGGGTCAACGCGGCCTCCATCACGGAATCAAACGCTTCCCCGTAGGAAGCGCCGATGCGTCTGGATTTTTCCCAGACCTTGACCCGGGCGCGGTCCGCGACCCAGACTCCCTGATAGGGGAGGAGCAATTCAGATGACATCAGGCCCCCTTGACGCCCATGGCCGTCAGGATCTTTTGCCGCAGATCTCCGGACATGCCTTCTTGCTTGCCTACGGTGACCACAGCCTCAGCGGCTTTTTGGGTCGCTTCCTTGGTGGCCTCCTCGCGGATCCGGATGATGGCTTCCTGGTCCGTCTTCTTTGCCCGGGCCAGGTGGTCCAGCGCTTTGGCCAGGTCATGGGCGGCCTTGGGCTCCAGGAGAACAGGGCGGCCTTCGCCATCTTCGTTCTCTCCATCCCCGACCTGCATGAGCATGTCCGAGACAATGCCGTGCATCATCTCGATGTTGGCCCGCATGGCCTTGCTCTCATCCTCGTGGCCGAACTGACGCACCAGCACGTCCGCGATCTCCCGAGACCGCCGAACCCTCTCGACCACGGCATCGAAATTCTTTTTGTAACGCCCCAGGGCGCTGCGGCTGACCTCGTTAACGCCCAAGCCTCGCAAGTGCCCGACAATGGCGTCCAGGGTCTGACCCGTGTCCAGCAGCCGGTGGATCTCCTCGCGGATCTCGCGCGGCAATCGCTTCACTGTGGAGATGGCGACCATGTTCAGCTCCTTGGCCCGGGGCGCTTCACGCCCGGCACCACGGCCCGGCCATGGGCCGCGTCCGCACCGCGGCCGGTCAGGGCTGCCACGCGCACCGGGCCAACTTCCTCCAGGGTGATCAGCCCCTGCTCGGCCAACCAGGCCGCGTCCGTTTCCACCTGGTCGCGGCTCACGGCGTGACCGTAGGCATCCAGAGCCGTATGCAACACGGACGTGTTCAGCTCCCGCCCAGGAGCTTCGTCCAGAAAACGCAAGAGGACCAGGCGGCGGTCCTCGGTCAGCAGATTTTTGAAACTCACTTATCCCCCCTTAGATGGTGTTCCATCAGCAGCTGCATCGGGTGTTCGATGCGTTTGAGCAGCTCGCTTTGACCCTCCAGTTTGGCCAGCACGACGCGGTTGGATCCGCGCACCTCTTCGATGGCCACCTGCATCTTTGACCAGGCGGCCGGCTGCGGCATATTGCCGATGTCCGCCTCGGCACTGGTGACACGAGCGGCCAGGGCCGCATGGCACGACGCCAACTCCTTCTTGTGCGAGGTGCAGTCGGTCTGCCTGACGAACTCCTTGCGCATGCTCCAGATCACCCAGGCCAGCAGAAGCTGCACGATTGTCAGTATGAGCGGCATCCATTTGAAAAACGCATCCATCAGCGGCCATTCTCCTTGTCGTTGTCTTCCTGGCAGTTCAGGCAGCGCTGGCAGCCCTCGATCGCCAGCCGTCGTTTCTCGGGGATATCCTCCCCGCATTCGATGCAGTGGGTCAGGCTTTTCCATCCCGGCCTGCCCACGGGCTTGCGTTTGTCCAGCGCTTCCTGGCGATACAGGCGTTCCGCTTTTTGGGAGTCATCAACCTCATCCATTCAGCGTCCCCTCAAACCATCCTCGTAGTTTGCGCAGCGTAGCCACGTCTTCCTCGACAACCGTTTCGTGCCCGGCCAAGGCGTCCCGAATTACCCGAGTCTCGCGATACGACAGGCCCGGCCACCACTCGACCTTATCCTCGTTTTTGGGATGCGGCTTCCCATCCCTGGCTCGGATCATCATCTCGGCGTGAGCCACCACTTCTTCAAGTGGTGCGTTCGGCCAGCAGCCACCTCTTGCCAACTCCAGCAGGTCTGGAGGTATCTTCGCGAGCCTGGCCGCAAAATTGTTATTCATGGTGGCCCTCGACCTGATTTTTGTAGCACCCGATGGTGGACTCCATTCCGTGGACGTACGCCCTTAGCGCGTCGTCGCGGATCATGAGCACCTCCACGTTGGCCGCGTGGTCCAGAGGCAGGGCCGGGTCCACATCCGGCAACGTCGGGCGGACCGGAGCTGGGCATTCAACCACAGGCACGGTCATGATCATCGGCGCGGGCTTGGCACAGGCACTACAAAGGGCGATTGAGCCGAGCAGCAACAGCAGCGCGCGTTGCGTCATCGATCACCTCCAGCTTTTCTTCATCGGGCCGGACTCGTGTCCGCATCTGATCCAGGATCTGCTTGCGTGCCACGGCAGCGCTGACAGCCTCGGCTTCGCGCGCCAAAGCGTCGCGCAGGCTCTCCTGCACCGCACCGGTGGATGTATGCGCGGCATCAAGCGCCGCCAGCAGCCGGACGATGTCAGCCCGGGCTTGGACCAGCTCCACCCTGGTCGAGTTGTGGGCGGCCTGTTCGGCCTGGATCTGCCTGACTGAATCGGCGCGGACGGCATCGAGGCGCAGGTCCTGGACGTAGATCCAAGCGCATGCAGCCAGAAGCAGGGCGGCCATGACGGCCAGCGGAATCCAGCTCCGCTGGCCGGTGAGTAGAGACAGCAGGGCCTTAATCATCACAGGCCCCCTTTCCCCAACCTGCCGCCCTGTATAAGTTTGTGAGCGGTCCAAGAATGCGGGCGGGGTACCCTCG